GTCTGCCCCGAAGGGGTAGGGCTGTAATGAATCTCCTTGAGACCTTGAAGAATTGCTTGCTCAATCACCAAAGGTGAAAAGTAAATCGCAGGCTTGCCACGAAACTTGATACCCAAATAATTGCAAACAGCAATTAACTCGTTCTTCTTGCAATCAGCAAGACGCTTAGATAAAGTGTTACTAAAAGTAACGACCTGCCTTGAACTGTCGTAACCAGCGACAGGCAATGATTTAACTGCACTCATGAAATGACCTCCCAGTCAAGTTGTGTAATGGCTGTTCGTTCACGAACACCTAATGGCAAACACCATGTTCGCCCACCATCGTATTCAATTAAGTATAGCAAACTACCTACAATACATGAATTCCATTGTGTTCATAGCGTGGCTTGCCACCATTACGGCGATATTTCCATCCCGAAGGCATAATTTTATTCATGCCCTGCTGGTCAGATGCACTGCCCCAACCAATAGAAATTGGTAAAAATAGCCAAACATCTTTATAGCCACGCTCCGTGAAAGAACCCATGACCGTACCATGATGCTTAACATAACGGCGTTTACGACCAGCCTTATCCAATATGTCTTGATAAGACCACTGACCACACTTACGCTCAGAACCCTCACGGAACCACTGACCCGATTCGTTCGGGTTAATATGTGCTAACTTCATAAATGAACCTCCCAGTCCATGTCAGTAATCGCTACTCAATCTGCATAATTGCATCGTAGATGGCAACGGAATCGCACCATTACTAGGACACTAGCCCCATCTCTCGTAATTCACTCGTAAAGGTACAATAGTACCACACCATGAATCACTCCGCAAGTATCGGCAACATGTCCCCGAACCGCATACCCTAAAAGCATGCCGATGACTACAAGCCAAAACTCGCCTCAATCGTTGCAACCAAGCGGCTCACCGCTTACCTAATGACGATGCATAATCACTGCATCCAAATTGCAACCGCTCAGCATCTCGCCATCTGAGCACTTGAATGACCGAGGCAACCTGCCATCGTCAATCACAGCGAACACTTATGAGCCACCAATAACGATGGTGTGTTCTATCGTCTGATATGCCTCGTCAATGTTGTCGCATTGAGTCATCAGCAATTCAGAACCGATGCCAAACACTATTACACATCCCAAAACAAAAAGCAAACATCAAACCCCACGCCTTTTATTCCGCCTGTTTCCCTACGCATAATGCGCACCGAAATTCACACGCTAAACACATGGTTTGCCCAAACCCCCATAACCCCACCAATAAGCACTAGTCAGTTTCACAGTCCGCCACATGCCCGAATGACCCACATTATGGCATGCATCATAGGCACATGACTGGTACATGTGTTCACATCGTGCGACCCATCAAAAGCCATAATGATTATGGTCTGATATATCACCAAAATATCAACTTATCCACAGGTCACATCCATCGGGTGGGGGAGCATGGGGGGGTACGGGTCACACACTCGTGTATGATTCTTATAGCCTAGGGTTGGAGCACTATTTTTGGGGAGTCGGATACCCCCCCTACTAGTTGTTTGGGTCCCCCGACCTAAATATAATATATAAAAATTTTAAACTTTTAGCAGTCCCATTTGCGCAACGCTAGGGCTTTGCGTGTTGGTCGTCCTTTGGAGTCTTTCATTGGTCCTGCCATGCCACCCATGCGTGCGCAGAATGATTTGCGGCGTGCCGCCGACTTTGGTGATTTGGCTGCTTGTTTAGCGGAGACAGGTGGTTTCAGTGTTCCACCTGTTTGGGCTTTGTATGATGCACGCCCTTTGGCGTTCAATCCGCCTTTAGGATTTTTGCCTTCTTTTCTTGTCCACGCAGCAGTTTTTGGCATTACCTATAGTTCCTTGTCTTTTTGGCTATTGTTTTAGGTTGTTTAACAAACTGTTTACCAGCCTTGGTGCCCTTACGCTTCGCTGCACTAGTTGCAGCATACTCCTTGCTGCTAAGAGATTTAATCGCTGCTGACGGCAAATACCGTTCACCAGTAGCCTTAGGTCCTTGTGTAGATGGTTTACCTGATTTGGTAGTCCATTTTTCTGCAGTCCATTTAGATAACGATTTCTGTTTACTGGTTTTCGGTCCCGTGTATTCGCCGCCAGCCTTTTTGTATCGTTGCGCTACTATTTGTGCTTTACGGGCTGACCACTGCCCTGCTTTACCACCTTCGGTCCCTGCTTTAACAGACGCTAAAATTGTTGCCCGTAAACTTGGTTTAGTATATGCCACTATGTTGTCCAATAATCTTTTAGGTTACGGCGATTATTAGGATTACCCCGATACACAGGTTTTTGAATATTTGCTTTAACTCTTGGCTTTGTAAGGTTTGGTTGTGGTGGTTTAGGTTTTTTGTTTTGTTTACGCTGTTCAGATAACGCTATTGCTATGGCTTGTTTACGGCTGGTAACTTTTGGACCTTTTTTAGAACCACTGCGTAATTTGCTTGTTTTGTATTCTTTCATCACTTTGGCAACTTTTGTTTGTTTCATTTTTGTCCACGCCAATCTGTTTATAAACAGCACAAACTGTCCTGTTATTGTCACCTCGCTAAGGCTCGGCGACCTAAAGTATCTAGTATCCCTTACCCCCCCCTATAATCCCCCCCGTTGTTCCCTACAGGAACAAATTTTCTATTAGTAGCATGGACAAAGAAAACATCCTAGATGTGCGCCAAGAAAAATATTTGAACTGGCTATGCACGCCAGCGTCTGCACGAATACCTGCTAGTCAGGAGAAGTATGCTCAGCAGGAAGGTATTGACCCGACAACTCTTAGACGCTGGCAGAAGAAGCAGTCTTTTAAATCTGAGTGGGCTAAACGGGTTGATGAACTGCAAGGTAGCCCTGAGCGTTCACAGAAGTTGTTAGACGCATTATACGCTAAGGCGTTAGATGGCGATAACAAGGCTGCACAGTTGTATCTTCAAGCAACCAACAGGTTGGCTCCTACTCAGATTAAGGTTGAGCATTCTCAAAAGTTGGATGAAATTTCTGATGTTGAGTTGGATGCGTTGATTGCTCGGGCTGCTTTGGGTGAGAAACATATTCGGCAGGAAACTGCCGAGTTTGCTAGGGAACTGAAAAGTCTATAGTTATGGCTGCTCCTACTAATGATGCGATGTTTGTTGCGCTAAAAGCGCAGTATCCTACTTTGTCCACTTTGGGTGACATGATGTATGCTTTTGCTCAAGATAATGGTTATAACTTTCGTGACACTCTTGGTTACGAGTTTTATGTTGCTACTGGCGCTACGGGGACAACTCGTGGCGATTTGGCTAACTCGTATTGGAATGACCCAGATTTTGCGGTTTCCAATTTGGAACAGGAAGATGGAACAGATTTGTTACTAGAGGATGGTTCATTCATTTTAATGGAGGCTGGCAATGGCTGATAAGAAGATAACTGCTTTAACGGCGCTAACTGGCGCCAACACGGCTAGCACAGATGTGTTCCCTATTGTGGATGTGTCGGCTACGGAAACTAAAAAGATTACGGCAGCAGAGTTGGCTGCCGCTATTGCTGTTATTGGTTTAGATGCTGGTGGTGGTGTTCCAACAAAGATTCATGGTATTGAACTACCTGCTACACATATGATTCGTTTTGAGGGTGCTACCGATAACGATTTTGAAACTTTTTTGACGGTTGTGGACCCAACTGCTGACCGTACTCTTACTTTCCCTAATGAGACTGGTACTATTGCTACTCAGGCTTATGCTGACGCTGCCGCTGCTGCGGCAACGGTGGATTTTGCTGACGCTGATAACATCTTAGCGAACGCAGTATTTCTCTAGGGAACGATTTAACCACTTATTAGGAGATAACACATGGCAACATTTACTAAAAAGATTCTTTCAGCAAGCACAGATGGCAAAGCGATTAAGGTTGCTGCGACTGCTACGGCTGGTACGACAATTCATACTGGTTCGGCTACGGCTACAACTCTTGATGAGGTTTGGTTGTATGCGGTTAATAGTTCTGCTTCGGCTGTCAAATTGACGATTGAATGGGGCGAGGCTAGTGCACCTGATGGCAACATTGAACTTAGTGTTGCTGCTGAGTCGGGTCTTGTTTTGGTTGTGCCAGGGTTGTTGATTAAAGGTAATGCGACTCCGCTTGTTGTTAAGGCTTTTGCTGCGACAACGAATGTTGTTTGTATTCATGGGTATGTAAACCAGATTACGGTTTAAGTTATGCGGTTTGATAACCGTTCACGGGTTAGCACCTATTTGAATACTTGGATGCCGACAGGCGACGAAGTTATTTCAGCAAACTATCTTGTTGTTGCTGGTGGTGGTGGCGGTGGTCGTGACTCTGCTGCTGGCGGTGGCGGTGGTGGCGGTGTTCGTTGCACAAAAGACGCAACAGGTGGTGGCGGTAGTTTAGAAACGCCGTTTTTAGTTGTTGCGGGCGTGACCTACACGGTGACGGTCGGTGGTGGCGGTAGTGGTTCAACATCGGTAACAGGCACAAGTCAATCAAATGGTTCTAACAGTTCTATTTCGGGTACAGGTATAACAACTATTACTTCTACTGGTGGCGGTTATGGTGCAAGTTATCAAAATGTCACACAAACTATTCCGTATACAAGTGCTGGTGGTAATGGTGGTTCGGGTGGTGGTGGCTGTATAGCAGATGGAGTTTCTTTTAGTTCAACATCGGGAACAGGCACAGCGAACCAAGGTTTCAACGGTGGCGCAATAACGGCATTTACATACATGGGTGCTGGTGGTGGTGGTGCTGGTGCGATTGGTGGTGCTGCTACATCAACTAACGGTGGTTCAGGTGGTGTAGGTATTGCTACAACTATTTCGGGCAGTTCGGTTTATTACGGCGGTGGCGGTGCAGGCGAAAATCAAGGCACAACCAACACGCCGTTGGGCGGTAATGGTGGTGGTGGTAACGGTGGTATTCGTAGCAGCGTAACTGAAGCACAAAACGGGTCAGCAAACACAGGTGG